GCAACATAGTAACTATTTGCTGAATCTGCAATATCTCCTTGGAGGCTTAGAATAATCTCTTTTTTAAATCTATCTGTAATGATTGCTGGCATGTTATATCTCTTATGCTGTTATATAGTATAGTGCGTCAGTATCGCTTGATGTGTACAGTTTAGGTGTCATTAGCATCCATCCATCTGTATTATCAACCCATACGCAGTTTACTATACCGTATTGTTTTACCGTAAAGCTCGTACCGTTAAAAAATGTTGCAGGAGTCACGGTGACAGCTCCTGGAGCTCTATTAACAAATGTTTTTGTTTCCCCAACAAAAGAACCGTCTGCCAATGTAGCTGTGCTAGCAGTACCCAGATTAAAAATAGACATGGGTCGTTCTAAACTTATTGCCTGCGCGTTGGCATTTACTGTTTCTGTTCTGTATCTGATTCCAGTTTGTATGTGTACTAACCCAGCATTTTTACCAGACACCCCTAAACCAATATCTGTATCTGTCCCATGTGCAGCAAGCTGGGGTATGCCATTTGTTGCGGCATTTGATATTTGTATATGATTCACAGCATTTGCTGAAGGTGAAATCTCTAAAAACTCTGAACCATTTGTATCATTAATGTGTCCTGTAATGACTGGGTTAGTAAAGTTGGGTGTTGTAAATGTTTTGTTGGTAAGAGTTTGAGTGTGGTCTTTGAATACAAGCTCATCATCCCCTGTTAGTAGAGGTAGTGTAATAGTCCTATCAGCTGCTAACTCGCTTACAGCGACAACATATTGATGATCAGCGCTTGTATCATTAATCTGAGGTGTGGTTAACACTGGTGATGTGATAGTTTTATTAGTAAGAGTTTGCGCCGCTTCGTTCAGTGTGACTGTACCATTAGCAGCTGGAAGAGTAATTGTATGAGCAGAAGATCCCTCAGTGAACCCTAAAATTGTATCATGTACCAAACCAGCATAGTTTACGCCAGCATCTGACAAAGATACCTTTTGAGTAATCTGAGCACTATCGCCACCTAGTAGAGTATAAAGCTCTACAAAGTTATCGTTGATTTTACCTGCTGCAATACGTAGAGTATCGCCAGTACCATCGTTGGCTGTAGTGCCTCTATTGATATTTTGTCTTGCCATTGCTAAATCCGTATCTGTGGTTAGTTATATTTATAAGTGTTTTTAAGCTGAATCAGAATCATACCAGGTATATTTAACTTCATCCATAGTATCGAATATTGATCTATCTTGGCTGAATCTTCCGACTCGACCATCAACACCAGCTGAGTCTTCGTCCATTGTTGGTGAGTTTGTACCCATGAATTCAGCGATGCTATCGTAGTTTTGATCAATTTGATCAAGTGGAATGTCTTGGTATGTTTTAACAGCGCTTGGAAGATCAATTCTAAGTTTACCGTATGTACCTCTACCATCTGAATCTACTTCACCAGTAAGATCTGTAACAGCCAAAGGAATACCTAAAGCAGCTTCGCCTTGAACAACAGGGTCAATACTAACTTTAACAAAGTCTGGCATTGATCCAAAGGCAAAACCACCTGTTGTTTCAATAAGAACTTCACCTCCAAAGTACATTCCGGCTGGGTGTACAAACAGTTTATATGCTTCTCTCCATTGCTCAACAGGTATACCTGCTTTAATTAAAATAGCATATACTTGATATAGTTTGTCATCAGTAAGAAATTTTTGTGACTCAGGTCCAATTCTAGAATCATCAACACCAACCATAAATCTGTCTTCTTTGGTATATCTAACTTCTGGTGTAATTCCAAAAAACGCTCTGAAGAACTGTTGGATACTATACAATGTACCCTTTGATCTATAAAGAGTGTTAGAATACTTTGCAGCGGCTCTTTTATTAGTAAATCCTTCAAAGTATGATTGCCCGAGCAGTAATTCGTCTTCAATAAATGATAGTAGAGTTAGATCTGTTGAAGAGATGTCCCTTGAAAGAAATATATCATGAATTAATCTGCCAGGCGACTGATCAGAGTCTTCAAACTGATTATAATATTGAAGTAGTTTAAGTAGTTTGGGATATTCGGTTTTAAAATAATCAGGCAAGACTTGTTCGACCTGATGATTATCAGTAAACGTATAATCTCTCCGAAAGTTATCTCTTAGTGTATAATCTCTTGCCATGTCTTACTACTATATTGAAGTTACGGTTACGGCGGAAGCGAATGAAGGATCTTCATCAAACTGTAGAATGTCTTGTCGGATAGGACCAATCGCACTTTGGTTAGCTGGAAGCACACTAATTTTAATATAGTTTACACCCCCAATAATACTGTTAGGTTGCCAGCCCACCAGACTTAATTTTCCACCAGCAGCATCATAACTTCCCACATTGTCTACAACAACAGTGAGACCATCGATAGTTACAATTTGCAGTTTGTTACTACTTAATTTGTTTCTAATTTTACACGCTCGCCCGCCAATGTTAAAAGAAGTACTGTCAACAATAAAGTTTTTATCATCAGGAGCAGAGATCGCTGTTGGATATCTTAAAGTAAAATCGTTTTGAGCATCTAGTCTAGGAGTTATTCTCTGTTGCATCTTAACTTCCATACGTGATGAAAGTACAGCTGGAGAGACATCATCTATCAGTGTTAGTATATTTGATCTTCTATATGCTTGCCCAAACTTACCAGTGTTGGTTGTAAAATAATCTCTGATCACAGTGTTAACAGAATCTGTAATACTGTTTAATGAAAGAGTTGTTAGCTTAGGATTGAATTGGAAGAAGGTATTTGTTTCCACAAATGTTGTAACTGGATCGACAAATCTCAATCTAAATGAAACAACTGAAAGCTGATTGACCAAGTCTTGTATACTAGTTTTAGTTGTAGTCTGAGTTGATGCTGGTACATCATCTTCAAAAACTATTGACATGTACACAGCACCAAACTCAGGATCTAGGGCATCTTCTCCTCCAAAAGATTTGATGTCCTTAATTAGAGTAGAAAAGTTTCGTAGAACAAGAGATGAATAATCATCAGCAGTAACCATTCTATTCTGAGTTGCATATTGGAACGGAGCATTAATTCTAATCGACTGATTAGTTTCTTTTAAATCACCGCCCAAAGAATTTGTAACAGTTGATGCTGATATAGTATAGTTATTCAATCCCACTTGTACTTGAGTAATTGGACTAAACACAGCACCTTCGTTTGCTACAGGACCTGCAACTGAAAGATAATCTATTTCAATTTTGTATCCAGCCTGAGGAGTTACTCCAAATGTTACACCATCACCAAATGATAGTTCATAATATTCGTTAGGAGCTTCTTTTAGAATGTATAAAGCTGTCTGAGCGTTAATCAGCGTGGCGTCTTTAATATTTTGGTAAGTGGTAAAAGCTGTATCTGCTGGTGTTTCATATACACGTACGATAGCAGTATCAAGATCCATATCCTTATCTGGTACAATGTACAGAGCATCTTGGGTGATAGCATCTGCAATAAATGTTTTTGTTTTTTGTGTACCTTGATAGATAGTAATATTAGCAGACCCTGTAGTAGTCTTGAATTGATAAATGCCCGACCCATCATCAGTAGCTGTTACAGTTTCTCTTGTTTGAAATGTGTAAGTAATATCATCAATTGAACTTTCAAATCTAACTCCAGGGGCTAAAGAAACTGTAGAAGGTCTTTCAGCTAAAGAAGATAAATTAATTGAAAAGTTGACAACTGCTCTTGATGCAGTCTTTGACTTAGGGATATAACCAATACCTTCAGCCAAGGATACTAAAGAACTTCTTAGCTGAGCAGTTCCAAGAAATGATTCATTTAACGAAAAGTTTGCGATAAGTCCATTGTAGTGAGTATTATATGCTAGCACATCTAATATGTTAGACAATCCAGACGCTTCGAAGTTATAGTCAGCAAACTCATCTTGTTGAGCTAAGAATGTCTTCAAGTTATTTTTAATTGACGTAAAGTCTAGGTTTGTTGACTTAATTGTTGTTGCCATTATCTTAGCCTCGATAAGTTCGTAGTGAATGTTACAATTTCTTCTGTGCTAACTATCTTAAACACAATCGACACTCTCATGTCGTTTTGATCTGGAAGAACATTAACATCGATATCCATTACTTCAACCCTAGGCTCATAACTCTGAATAGCGCTTGCAATATTAACACTGACTTCTGATTCGGTTTGATCATCAGCAAGTTCAAATAATAGTCCTCTAAGGTTTGCACCAAAGAAAGGTTGAAATGGTTTTTCATAGTGGTTTGTTAACAGAAGGTTTTTGATCGCCTGTTTAACGGATGATGCATCTTTCTTTTTGTACACATCACCTGCAGGTTTTTTG